GTAGAAGCTTGTTCTACTAATTTAACGTCCAGTATTGAAACAATTTGTTTTTGTTCACCAGTTACTGGGATTTGTAAAAATTTTTCCATAATAATAATATAATTTATGTGTTAATAAAGTACAAAGATAATGTTATTTTTTATCTTTATTTAAGAGAGATTTAAGCATTTTTAATGTTTCAATTCCATCATCAGATTGAAAGTATGATGCAACTATATATGTTCCGTCTTCACCATAAGGAACAGTTAGCATTTTTTGTTTGTTTTTAGTCAAATTAAAATACACATCTTTGTTACCGTTTCTCCAAGATAATAAATTTGCCGCAAAAAATTGATACACTAAATCTTGTAATTTTAACATAGGGTCGTTTAAGACTCCCATAAATTCCTGTGGTTCATTTTTAGCATAAATTAATATATCTCTTTTTAATTCTGCAGTTGACATAGAGTCTACACGTGAACCCATCAAAACTCTACATACCATTAATAAATGTTCTAATGATAAATCTTTTGCTTGTATTTGAGCATCCAATGCTTTTTCTACATATTCTAATTCTTTTGCAGCATCTTTAGCATAATTAACTTCTGAAAATAATCTTCCATTACCAGGATGATAATGTAAAAATTGTTGTAGTGATTGATTTTGCTTTTCTACTATTAACATTCCGTCTTCGAATATTACAGGTTCTAATACAGCATTTCCATCTTGTTCTTCTTCAAAAGGAGACTTTTGATTTCTTGCGTATCTTAAAGCTTTGTTTTGCCCAGAGTCTTCGTCAAACCATAGTAATGGTGACCTTACTGAATGTCTGGATGATAGCATATAAGATAGTGGAGATTTTCCATTTAATAACTTATACGTCTTGTCTGTAAATTGTTGTTTCTTTTTCATTATATTTTAATTTAATTTGATTTATAAAAATAATAACTACCCTCGTCAATACAACGAGGGTAATTATTACTATTGTTTACTTCTTAGTTTTCAAATAAGAAGAAATTGTTTGCACCTAAAGTACATACTGCTCTTTCAGATAAGAAATTTACTTCCATTGCATCTAAAGAAGATGTTCTTGCTCCACCAGCTGAACCAGTAATCCAAGTTTTGTATCTTCTATCTTCAGTTTCAGAAGCTCTGTATCTTACGTGTAAGAATGGTCTCTTAGCGTTTTTACCTAAGATTTGGTCATACACAGTAGTTGAACCAGCAGGAACTAAAAGTCCGTTTACTGCTCCAGCTGTGATACCACCTCTCATAGTAGGGTCGTTAAGATATTTCCAATCAGACTTGTAAAAGTCATAACCTCTTCTAAATCCTGTAAATCCAAGATTTAAAGCCATGTCTTTGTCATTGTCAAATAAACCATATGAAGTTCCACCGCCTCCGTAAGAGTTTTGTGCTGCTAACATATCGTCAATATCAAATGAAAATTGTCTGTTTACAAATATTACATTTTCTTCAATTGAACCTTGCTTGTCAAGTCTCTGAATTACATCGTCAAATTGAGAAAGTACTACAGGGTTTCCACCTCCGAATACATTACCTCTTTGTTTAACAACGTAGAAAATTCCTTCAGAACCTGCGTTTACAATTCCTGCTCCACCTGCTGCAGAACTTAATGCACTTTCTGCACCAGAACCTTGAGCTGCAGGAACAGCTTCAATCATAGAAGTTTCCATGTAATCTTCAAAACGTAATCTTGTGTCATGTTCAGACTTCAAATACCATAAGTATCCTGAAGCTCCATTTTCACTTTGTACTTCAACCCAACCAATTTGAGCCATATCTGATCCTGAAACAGCATATTTATCTTTTAAGATAATAGGCTTGTTTTGGAAGAATAAATCATCTGATTCCATTGAACCAACCATTCCTTCTACTCCTTTTGCAAATTCAGAACCATATACAAAAATTGTACAATTAGTTGCATCAGGAATAAGCTGAGTAGCTTCATAAAAAGCAATTGTTAGAGTAGTTGCTGCACCTACAGGAGCTACAGTTACTACTGCTTTGTTACTTAATGAAGAACCAGGCGTGTTGTCTGATAACATAATTGTTTGTCCTACTCTTAATGCTAATCCTGTTTGATTAGCTACTAATGCTGGATCCATAGCGTCATTAACTGTTAAAGTCGCTGTTGTTGCTACACCTGCTCCACCTCCTGCAGATAACTGACAAGAAACGTATTTAGTGTGTAATCTACCTTGTTCAGCCCATTTTATCATGTCTGAGTTAGTAGGCATTTCTGCACCCACCATTCTAAGGAATGATGCTACAGTTCTATTTCCATAACGCTCAAATTCTTTTTCGTAAGTATCTGGTAAATACTGATTCAAGAAATCAAAGTTAGTTATGTAGTTTGTTGATAAGACTTGTTGTTGCGCACTTGGCTGCAACTGAAAGCCTGGTGATGGTAATACTGCCATAATAATTTTTTTTTTTAGTTAAACTTTGTTAATACTTTTAATTCGTAAGCCTTTTCCACTTGAGGTGTCTCCTACTGATCTAATTTTTAATCCGTCTTTGTTGTACGATGTGTTTGTTTGTCTAACATCCATATCAATGTTTTTAGACTTTTTTGCCACATTATCAACAGCCGAACTAACTCCTTGATCATAAAAAAACTGTGCAAATTTATCTGGATGCATTGCCATAGATAATGCTCTATGATAACCTTGCGCATCTTTTATTAATCCACTTTCATCTACATATTTGTTTACAAAATTTGAAACAATATCTAATTGTAAGTTTTTTAATTCATTTGCATCCCCTGGTTTAAAAGTCAAATCTTTATCACCTACGTTAAACTCAAAACCTTTGAATTTATCGTTGAAAACTTCATTAGTTTTCTCAGTAAACCAATCATTCTTTTTCTTCCAAGTTTCTGTCATGGAATCCTCTTTCTCTATATAACTTTTATAAGCACTAAGATTTTTTTCTTGTTCTTCAGATAATCCACCCCCACTTGACTCAAGAGGAATTTTATACTTATCTTTTTGTTCATTCAAAAACTTTTTTGCTTTCGCAAGTTCTCTTTTTTTAGATAATTTAATTTTCTTAATTTGTTTAGCATCGTCTAAGTCTTCATCATAAGAAAACTTATCGTCCATCAAATCTTGAATATCTTCATTATCTAAGCCTTCCTCAGTAGAGCTATAATAATTAGCCAACAACTGATCGTCATTCATAGAGCTGTAATCTTTTTGCAAGTTTACAAAATCCTCTATTCCACGACCTGTATCTTTTTTATATTGAAAATATGCTGAAACATCTTCTGGTAAATCATCATTGTCTTTTGTTTGCGCAAACAATTCATCTACAGAATTAATTTCTTTATCATACCTATTTTTAATATAAGAAAGAACGCTTTCGTCATTTAACTCTAACGAGGGAGTTTTTTCTGTTACCTCAGTTGTATCTTCAACCTCTGGTATTACTTCTTTGTTTTGAGGAGAATCTTCAAAATTTTCCTCATGTTTTTTTAAAAGATCAGATTCTACTTCTTGAACTGACTTTTCTTCTACTAAACTTACTTCTTTTACTTTAATGTCCATTTGATTTAATTTTTTACAAAGTTAATATTATTTTATTTAATTTTTTAGACTATCTTGGGTCGAACTCAGCTAAATCAAAACCATCTAAACTATCTTCGTTTGATTCAAAGTTTATTGATGGTAAATCTCTTTTTCTTTGTTCAATCATTTTAGATTGTTGAGTAGCTTGTAGTTTTGTTCTAAAATCTTTTGCGTCTTCTTTTTTCTGGTCTCTATTGTCAACTTGACTTTGTTCTACACCTTTTAATTGCATTTGATAATTAAATTCAGTTTCCATTAAGCTTCTTTTTAATTCAGCTTCTGCTTTTAATTTTTCTATTTCAAAAGATATATCTGCTTGACGATATTGCATTTTAGCCTGAGACTCCATCTGTATTTTTTGAGCTTCTAATTGAGCTGTAGCTTGTTGAGCTTGCATATCCATTTGAGATTTCATTTGCAACTGCATTTGTTGTTGCTCTTGTTCTTGCTCTTGTTTTTTTCTTCGTTTTAATTTTAAAAGCTGATTAGCCATTTTTATATTTTTCAACTCTCTAACATCTATAGCATCTTCTAAATTTATATCTTGTTTAGATAAAGCCATTTGAATATTAGCTTCTAATAAAGCTTTTTCTTCTTCATCAGGAGCAAGGTCAATAAAAATACCAAAAGAATGTAAATATAAATTTTTAATATCTCCTAATAATTTTATATTGTATTTACCTATTTGCATAGCAAACTCATCGGCAAACTCAGAATATTCTAAAACATCTGCTATTCTAATTGAAAGAGCTTCAGCAATTGTTCTTGTTATATACAAACTTGATTGTAATATATGACGTGTTGCTGTGTTTGAATTTAAAGCTGCTAATTTTTGAACTCCTACTAAAGAGTTAGGATCAGGAGTACTTCCATCCCTGGCTTCGTTTAATCCTGTCACTTGCCTAATCATATCTAAATAATGATTGTAGTTTTGAATAAGCATTTGCATTTTGTTAGCACCACTTGACGCTGTCAATTGTTGAATAGGAACTCTTGCATTGTTAAATTCACCATCTTGAGTATAACTTCTACCTACAACACTACCTGTTTGAAAATATAAACGCAAAGCGTCTTCAGGATTATAAGCGTTTCCAGTTCCTAAGTCTACTTCATTTAAACCATCTGCATCTATAAACACACCATCTGGAACAACTCTTGAAACTACTTGTTGTATTTTTAAATGTGTTACTTGAATTAAATCAGCAAAAGGAATCATTCTTCTAACTAACGATTCTATATTGCCTTTATACATTCTTGGTGCGCAAGCAATATAATTAGGTAAAGCGTATTGCGATGCAGCCTGTGGTCTTACCATGTTTTTAGATAATGCCCATTTTAACATTATATTAGTTCCCATAACCATAACACCATCATACCAAACGTCAATCTTTTTTTCTATACGTTCAAAATTTCCTTCGTCCTGCATTTCTTGAGGAGGATTAAATTGATCGTCTTTTTCTACTGTTTTAAAATTACCTGAGGGAGTTTGTTTCTTTTTGTAAACAAAACTATGAGTAGTTTTGTAATTAAAATACATTAATGTACAAGTATCTCTTGCAAACATACTGTTCTCATAAAATTGAGCTACATTAAAATAATCATACCACGCTTGACTATACTTAGAAATTTCAGACAAATCTTCATTTGTAATGCTTGGGTCTATTTTAACTAATTCTGTAATAGGAACAGTTTTAATTTCTCCCCAATAAAAACAATCTTTAAATTGTGGGTCTTCTGTGTAACTGTAAACTACATTAGCAGGATCAACATAATCTAATACAACACCTTGTCCTAATTGAAATTGATGTCTTGTTATTCCAATACCTATTGTAGTTATGTCATAATCTACTCTTTTTCTAATATCATTATAATGATTTTGAGCTAACATTGTGTTAATAGCTTCTTCTTCTGCTATTTCTATAGCAGGCTTGTATTTTAAGTTCATGTATAATGCTAACTCCTCATCTGATTCAGGAATTTCATCTTCATCCATAGTAAATACATTCAAACCAAAATCATCTTGTATTTGTTTAAACAAAGGAGCTGCTAACATGTTTCCTCTTACTGTGCTTTCAAACTCTCCACGTTTTTCTGCTGACATTGCGTCTTCCGCATAAACTTTTACATCAAACAATCTGTCTGACATTCCATTAACAACTATATCAACAAATTTAGGAATAATAGCTATTGGTGTCCAATCTAAATTTAAATAACTTAAATCACCATCTACAGCTAATTCGTTTTTGTATTTAGCAACAGATTGTTCTCCACGTGCATACAGGCGTAACTTATTAAATTGTTGCCATTGACTATAGAATCTACATTGATTACTATCTTTTCTAAACCACTCGTATTGTATAGCCTGACCTATTTGTAATCCATACTCAATTGTATCTTTAGTGGAATCCGACACAAATTGATCAGGAAAGGCTGTAGACTGTAAATTTATTTTAACGTCTTTCATTTATTAAGTAATTGACTTACTGAGCTTTTATTATTATATCTTGCAAAGTTAATGCTTATTTTTGATTGTTTTTCAATTGGAGTATACAGGTGTTTTTGATTTGCCATAATGGCTAATCCAGAACTTATTGACGCATCAAATTTAGTTCTATTGTTTATATCAAATCTTGCCCAATCTCCTAATGTTCTACCAAAATAACATTCTCCCATATCTTCTTTTGTTCTATATTCACCTGTCAAATCTAAACCTATATGTTTTTCTATATAAGATTCTATAGCTGAAGCATGAGATTGTTTCACATCTTCTGAAGTATTAGGAATCCCACCTAATTCTTTTTCAGTACGTGAAAGTTTGTTATATCTTTTATCTGGCCTATTCATACAAAAACCTCTGTAGCCTCTATTTTTAAAATGATACAATAATCGAGGTTTATTGTTTTCACATAAAATTGGCATTCCATAAAAAATACAAGCCATTAATACTTCTTCAAAAAATATTTCCGCAGTTTGAGGTCGAGCTATATATTCTAAAAAAAAATGATTAGAAGGAGCTTCGTCCATATTAAATTTTGTCAAACCATGTAAAGAACCATTAGAGCCTTTTCCAACTACTACTCCAGAAATATCGTAAGAGTCACATCCAAAAGTTCCTAAATGTTCGTTGCCAGGATACTTTTTTCCGTTTCTTTTAATTACTCTGTTTTGTAATTCTCTTCTCGGTGTCCAAGTTACAAAAAATCTTCCATTTTTATTTGGACTCCAAATTACTTTAGAATCTTTTACACCATCTTGCCACCTAAAAGAACCTTGCGTAACAAAATGATCCATAATTAAAGAATCATTGTAATCTATTTGCTGATATATTTTAGTTAAATTAAACAAAGATTGTTTACTTTCATCTCTAAATGCGTGAGATTCAGACCTTGGGAATTGTCTATAAAATTCATTTAAAGCATCAGGGTCTTGAGATAAAGAATCAACTTCGTTTTTCCAATAATTTATAGCTCCTATATTTATTTTTTCTCCGTCTATTCCTGTTAGTTTTTTAAAAGGTGTTTCTAATACAGGCATTCCATATTTATCTATATAGCCTTCAAAATTCCATTCCATAGGAATAAACAAACTATATAAGCCTGATTTAGTTTGACCATTTTGATTTCGTTTTTTGCAATCAGAATCATCAAATAGTTTTTTAAAATTATTACCACCTTTATCTAAAGCATTAGAAGTAGAACCCATCATACATTTACCAATAATTTTACTTCCTAAACGTAAACAAGTTTTTGTTACACGCCAATTATTTAAAATATTTTCAGGTCTTTCCCATTTTCCACTTTCATCATGCAAAAGAAGTTGTAATTTTTCGCCATCATATGAATTGTCAGAAGTATTTTTCCAATCAATAGTTGTATCTAATCCTTCAAGTTCTTCATCTCCAATATCATACATATTTTTTTTTGTAATCTTAGATGCAGGAACTCGATATGCTAACTCAGTTTTTGGTTTATCCATACCGTCTTGAATAGGCTTGAAGAAAAAAGGATAGTTATTAGATATAGGCACAACTTTGTCCGTAAACATTTTTTTAGCATCAGCTCCTGTTTTTGATAAAATACCTATACGAGAATCTTTAGATATCGTAGCTCTATTAACTCCTTCAGCTGAAGCCATAAAAGAAAATCCAGATCTTCTTATTTTTAAATAACACATACCAAAACTTCTATAATCAGCCTTGCAAGCTTCCCAAAAAATAAAGAAAATTCTATTTGCTTCCCTAAAGTCAGGATTTCCTACATCTATTTTAGTCCATTGCAAATACATGTAATGAGTTCCTGTAATATATGTAGGTATACCATTATTCATAAACCAATGTCCTTGTTCTCTATAATTAAACTCATGTTCAATAAAATCTACCCACTTTGTTTTAAATGTTTCTGAAGTTTCATGCCATTGAAATATGCTTTGAATTCTTTTTAATTCTTTAGGTAAAGGTTTTACTTTCCAAGTTTGATTTTCTTTTTTTAAATTGGATTTTATTTTTGGTGTTAACGGTAAGGCTACATTTAAACCACTTATGTTGTATATGTCTCCTATAGTTCCGTCTCTGGAAATAACAATAATATTATATTTTTCATTATAACCATACTCCCAAGAATGAGTACGGTTTTTTGTAGCTCTAACAGTATTAGAAACTAATTTGTTATTTATAGTGTATATTTTATTTTGATCTTGACTCAGCAAATCCTTTTGGAGTATTATTAGTTTTTACATCAATTCCTTCTATAATATTTTCTTCTTCTTGAATTCTTTTTAAAATTTCAAAAGCATCAAAAATTGCTAATTTTTTTGTAGCCGCTGCATTTTTTAATTTGTCTGCAGCTAACTCGTCTTCTTTATCATATTTAATAATATCTTCTTTTGCAACTTTAATTAATTGAATTACAGCTATTTCTCCTGCTTTTATTATTTTTTGTTTTATTTCTTTTATATTCATGTTAAACTAATAAAGTTATATTTCTTGTATACATTCTATATAATTTTTCACCATCTATATTAAATTCGTATTCTGAATGAGGTTGATAGCTAACTTCATCACCTACATTTAAACCTAAAGATAACAATTCATTATTAATATACTTAATAGTACCAAATAAAGCTTCTTCTTTTGTAAATTTTTCTAACATATATTTTTTTACAGGAGCAGGTTTTATAAAACAATAATTATTAAATGCTTTCCATTTATTATTATGTTTGTATAAAAAAAACTGATCAGGGTCTACAAAAAACAAATCTTCTTTGAAATAACTTTTTCCGCTTTTTCTTCTACCATACATGTCATTGTAAAATTTAAAAACATTATGGTGAACTAATAAAGTGTCTCCAACAATAATTTCTCCAGAATAATTTAAAGGTAACGATACTACTGTTGCGTAGCGATTAGAAGATGTAAAATCTTCTTCAGAGGTACTTGTTATAAAATCTATGTTCCCATAGGTTTTTATATTATCATACCGTCTGTCGTTAAGTGGCTTAACGATGAACGAGAACGGTGATTGCATTAAAAATTTATATTAAATTCTAAAGATATTGGCAATGTCAATTTAAACTCTTTCCATAATATAACTTCATCTTTGTTATAAGATTTTATCCAAATTTTATAAGACTGATCAATGTGGTCAAGTTGAATTAAATGAATACTGTATTTTCCGCCTAAAACTTCTTGCCCTGCAATATAATGCATAGCTCCAGATTTGTAATCTGCTCCTATTGAAATTTTTCTTATGTCCATTTAATTATAACGATGATAAAACTACTACTCTATATCTTATGTTAAATTTTAAAATACCGCTTCCTACGGTAGCGTCAGATGATGCGTTAGTTAGTGTAACTCCTGTAGCAACTTCACAACTTACATCATCAGCTGATATATGTTGCGCTTTATCAGCAATAGAATTCATAAATGTTGTACCTAAAGTACCCCAAGTGGCAGCTCCTTGTTTTACGGTAATTGTATTTGAAAAATCAAATGCTACCGCCCCAACATCTATAAAAGCAAATATGCTAAATATTTCTATAACACTACCCGCTGCAGGAGCAGGAATTAAAGTTATAGGAGTTGCGTTTAATGCTTTTAATTGAGCCGCAGAAACAGCTACCGATACCTCGTTATACTCTACTTGAAATAAATTTTTTAAAGATGTAAGAGTACAAGTTTTTGTTGCTAAATTACTGTCCGAATCAGTTAATACGAAATAATCATCTAATACTGGAGCTATTGCAGGGTATGCTGTTTTGTTGCTTATTTTTGACATTACACTTTTTTAATTTCTTTTATTGCTTCTTGATTTGCTGCTTTTTCTGCATCTTCTTTTTCAACTTCTTCCTTAGTTTTTACTATTCCTGTTTTTAAATCTATTACAGAATCTTGACCAAACTCTTCAATTAAAGATTGTTCTAATGTTGTAAATTGATCTTTTAATTCGTCAAGTTTTTTTATCAATAGAGATTGTTTGTAAACTAAATCAGCTAATTGTAACTTAGTTCCTGAGAATTGATTTTGTAACTCTTGTACGTTTTTTAATTGTTCTTCACTTAATTGCATTTTATTTAATTTTTATTATTAAACACAAAGATAAGTAAAATTTTTTAATATTTACACTCCTGTTATTGTGCTTATATTTGTTTTTGGAATTGCTTGTACTCTTGATATATTTGAATTAATTACACCTGTAACAGCATTTCCATATCCTGGCGATGTTGACGTAAAACTTAAGTAAGGAATAGTTCCAAAATTTTGATAAGCATTTTCAAATCCTGTTGCGGAAGGAGCAAGATTAAGATAATCTGAATACCACACAATACAAACCTTAAGGTAGTTTGTGGTAAAGGCTGAAACAGCAGTTGAATTTAAATCAAAAGAACTTAATGAATTACTGTCATTCCAATATACAGCTGTACTCCCCAATACGCTTCCGCCATATACAGTATTAAAATCTAAATTATTCCAATCTGATGTTGTTAAATTTGAATTAGCCTCTGCTTGAGCTGTTGACTTAACTATTGTAATTGGAAAATTAGTTGTAGTAGTTACTGTAGGGTCATAAAAAAGCTTTAAATTTGTAATGGTATCAGAAGCATATTGCGTTACGTCAAATGCCCACCAACTTCTTCTTAATGTCCACTCGCTACCTTTTGCACCTGCAACATATCCTCTTCGTACAGCTTGTCTGCTTGAATATGTTGGTTGATTTTCAGGATTAAAAGTTGAAGCAGATTGATTTCTAAGGTCAGAAAAACTTACACTGGATGAGTTATCCATAAATCCGTATTTTCCTGCGTTTACTGTTGGCATATTATGAAATTTTAACCCAAGTATTGTCTGGTCTAAAGAATATATGATTAGCATCTAATGCGTAACCTACAACTCTTGCAACGTCATTTGGGCCTGAAGGAGCAGTTGCTTGTAAATCTCCTGGATTAGTTGATAAATATAAAGGAGTTCCTATAACAAATCCATGACTTGCTTTATATATTATTCCGCTTACCAACATTCTGTTTGTAGACGGAGTTCCTGAACTTTTTGCGTATGCTATCAATCCTTTACTGCTACTTTCATTATCAGCATCTGTTTGACTCCAAGATAACCCTGCAAAATAATAAAATTTTCCTCCCACAACACTACCTGAACCAATAGGTAAAATAATTCCTGAAGTATTACCTGTAGAAAGAGATACGTCTAAATTAATATTAGCGTCTCCTAATAATTTTATATCTCCACCCTGCACACTAAAATCAACATTAGTGTTTAAGTCTACCGAACCGTCATCTACTGTTATCTGTGTAGATCCTGCTGTCTTTAACCGAATTAAAGATATACCGTCTGTTTCTTCAGCATCACCTATATTTAATGTAGATGATGATGAAGAATTACTCATAACTACTTCAGCATTAGATTCATATTTACCTTGCGTAGAACTTATAGTTCCAGAAAAAGTTGTCTTTCCAGAGCTATCTAATATAATATCAGTAAGACCTTCTCTACCTATTCTGAAGTCATCTTGATAAGCATCTATTCTATAAAAAGCGTAAGTAGTATCGTAATCCGCTGCGGTATGTAATTCTATTTGACCACCTTCAGGTGTACCAGTAGCTCCTCCATGTATTCTAAGTTTTCTTTCTCCACCATCTGCAACACCAATTTCTACATCCCCTTTTAAAGTTGTGTTTCCAGAACTGTCTATAGATACTGCTGTTCCATTTGAGCCTGTGCCTAAAGTTAAACTACCCCTTGCATTTCCTAAAACAACACCCGAACCACTATGAGCAACATAAAATTGTTCATCACCCGTTCCACCTGTATTTAAGTTTTTAGTATTAATTAAAGAATTTCCTGCTTCTAAAGCACTTGAAACTGTTAAGATTGAGCCATCAAAGGTTAAATCAGCATCAGAAGTTATTATAGATGAACCGCTCCAAAAAGCCACCCTGCCACTTACGCCATTACCTGAAACTGTACCAGCTCCAATATCACTTAATACCTGTGCGCCAGTTCTGTAACCAACTTTACCATTTCCATTAGCACATAAAAACTTATCAGGGTCTGCGGTTGCGTTTGAAATAGTTGAAACAGTAAGTTCGTCACTAACTGTTAAATCTCCTGCAAAAGTTGC